GGCATCGCCTAACAGGAGGTATCCATGGCAACAAGACTCAATACGATCACTAGTCCTTATTTCCAAACCTTTGCCAAAAATCTAGAAGACCTTCGCACCGCCGGTTCAGGACGAGGAGGTATACAGGATTTGATGGCTCCTAACATGGAGACGGTTGCGGCCCGTGAAGCACAACTAAAGAAGTACTTAGGTTCTACGGATTACGACACGCAGCTTGAAGAAACCAGGGATTTAGCCAAGCTGCAAATCGCCCTGTCCTTGATGAAACGCGGTTTTGCCGCAGCGGGTGCCACGCCCGTGCGCGGGGAATCTCCCGCAAGCACCTTGTCCCGGGAACTCTTGTCTCCTGTTGCTGGAGACATTACGCCTATTGCTTCAGATCTACTCAAGCAACGTAGAGCGGCAGAAGCCGCCAAGAGGCAGGAAGAGCGCCAGCTAAGACTTGCCGCGTTGCAGGCTGTGAAGGATGAAGACAAAGCTAGACTCAACCTGGCGTTAGCGTTGACCCCAAAACCAATTGCAACGACGGCGGGGAAACTGGGGTTGGACCCTTACGTGGTAGTTAGCCGGGATGACGAGGGCAACCTTTCCCTTGTCAAAGAAGAGGGGGGGAATGCTGCTATTCAAGTACGACAGGGGAGCAAGGGGGGTGTTCCAACAATAACCGATATTAAAACGCTGCTTCCTTATCCACTAGGCCTCGGCCAGGAAATTATGAAACTTTCAGAATTCACCAAAGGGGTGGGTACTGGAGGAAAGGCGGTTAACGCAGGCTATATGCAAAACACAAAAACAAAAGACTTCCAGCACGTAGTCCGGAGGGGGTATGGAAAAGGAGCTTACTTTTCTCTAAGCGGAGATGATGTACCCCGGAAAGGGTGGGAATGGGTGGGAAGTACAATTCCAACCGATAAAACCCCCAAAAAAACCGACGCGGAAAGAAAACGTGAGAACAACCGCGATTTTCTGTACACCAGCATGAACGATATCCAAGACCGGCAATTGGAGGGTCCCAATACGCCGTTTAGTGCTAAAAGCGCCTTGTTTTTTGACCTAGCGGCTTACCGGAAGGGTGATTTTCCGTTCCGGTACATCCCTCCCAACACCAAGCCGTTGAAAGCCGCTGCAAAATCTATTCCTATAACCAATGAAGAGGTTCAAGAGTTTATAACGACAAAAGTCAACAGCTTGGCCGACGCCACTTTGCAAACTGATTTTGGGTCCGCTAACCAACAAATTAAGTCAGATAGACTGAATAACGCTGTTAAGGCAGTTTTGTCTTTGCCACCTACAACACTTTTCGGTGCTAGTGAGATACCGAATTTAGGAAAAGATTCCAATAACCGTGTAGTGGGGTACTCTCCCAATGCAGGGGCATTTAATCCAGCGGTTCAGAAAGAAGCGATTAAATCTGCTGTGGCTTCTTTGAGACAAGACGCGGCGGCGAACCCAAGACAAATGTACGCCCAGGTTCAGAGGCCCGCTAGTAAAGAGGCTCTTAACACCCTTCCCGGTCGCGTAAAAATTGCTACTATGGTTTTCCCGAATGCGTTTGGTGCGCCGCAAGTGGCGGGAACAGATTCTTATGACTCTAATTTAGTTCAGCGACGAAGAGATATAGAAGCCGCAATTCCACGATCTACTCTGGTTATAGGAGCTTCAGACGACGACTATAGGAAAGTTCTTGCTGACAGGGCCGATAATATATCCGCTGCGAGAGACAAACTTCAAAACAGTAAGGGTGCCCGCGATGCTAGAGATGCTTTTCTTCTGTTTGGGCAGTTTCGCCAAGGTCTTATTGATTTTAAAAACGCCGCCAGAGAAAGTGATGTTGAGGGTTTTGCTACTGGTAGACTTGCCGCAGGATTATCTAGACTTGGTTTTGCTAAGTTTATTTCCGAAGAGGGCGCAGAACATTGGCGTAGGCTAACCGCCGCCTCCGACAGATTCCAAGAGGGGATATCCCGCCGGGTTGGCAAAGATTTTGGCGATGACAGAATTAGTAATACAGATGCCGTTGCGTACCAAAAACTCGTGGCAGATATAAAAAGGGGCAAGGGTTTTAACCGAATTTTAATAGAAGACGGGTTATCCCGAATAAAAAACAACATGGCAGATCTCATGTCGCGTGGCGGAAGGGTTGGATGGACGGAGCGGGAGCTAAGACAAGCCGCAGAAGCGGGCGTTGACTTTTCTGACCTTGAAACGTTGGAAAATTGGCACGGGCACGGGTATTACGGGAAAGACAGGTACGCGGCTACTAGACAACGGACTCCGTCTCTTTCTGAGAACCAGCGGGACATCATTAGAACACAGGGCCAGTTAAAAGATACTATGTATGGCGGTCAATACACCATTCCAGATGTGAACTATCTAACTGATGAGACACCCACCTTTGAACGGGGAAGAGAAGAAACGGACCAAGGAGCGGCTGTTGAGCCAACTAGGACACTACGAAAAGGACCTATTCAATTTGATCGCTACGTTAAAGAGTTGGCACGGCGTGCCGGGGTAAATGTTGACGTGATGCGTGAACGGGTAGTACGAGGGATAATTTCGTACAATATTTTCCGTGACCAAATAGGTAGGTAAAGAACATGGCGGAGCCAATAAAGACACCTCACACGGGCATCACTGCAACCTATCTCGGCCCTGCGGGAGCCAACGGTATTGAGCACTCATACCTCCTTACGAATCCACAAAGCGGCGCAGAAGAAAAATTTACCGCTACTTACCCCCCCGAAGACAGAGAGGATTCGTCTGGACAAAGACTTCCCGGTTTAAACAGTTTATTTAATGTGGATTTTAACACTCCTGCGGGTCGAGAATTAGCTTCGACTCTTGCCCCGGTTTTTAGGCGTCTTCAATACAAGGACCAACGTGACTTTATTGACCGGGCTATAAAACCTGTTGGACGGAGTGTTCCGGCTTTCTTCGTAGGGGGTCCCTGGGACACAGCAGGGTTGTTGTCCTACGTTCCGGGCCCCGACGAACTTGCTATGATGGGGTATGAAGCTGTTACAGGCGAAACACCCTCCCTGCTGGAAAAATCAAGAGCGCGAGACGAAGCTGGTAGGAAATCGGTAGCAGAATATTACGGAACAGAAGCAACCCGAAGACGCTTCCAGCAATACCTCCGGGCCGCTGACAGGTACGCCGAAGAGAAGTGGAAATTTAAACCTTTTGAATCCACAATGGGCACCGACATGACACCGGAAGCCCGTGGCGTTTGGGAAAAAATGACAACCACGGGGTTAGAGTTTGCCGTTAGCGGCCCCGTTATGATATCGGGTGTGACTGTTCCGGCCAAAATTTTGCAAGAGGGCGCAAAATTTACCTTTGCCCGATTGGCTAAAGAATCTGCTAAAGAATTGGGAGAGGACGCCCTAAAACCGGAGAACATTCGTTCTTTAATAGATAAAGCCAACGCTTACGTTAACCCCCTTCTCAAATCAGGACGCCGTAACATATACGGAGAGATGGGTTTTGGAGCAGCCGCAGGTGTGTCTACCGAAGCCGCCTTGGACCAACTAAACAGAATAGATCCGGACGCAGCGGGGTGGCTAAAAACAACTGTCGCCATTGGCTCCGGGTTACTTGGTCCGATTGCCGGTAGGGGTGTTTACACCGCTTTTTTACAGGGTCCGATAGTGCGTTTAGGCACCCGGGCTTTTGTAGACCCCCTGTTTAGACCCGAAAAGTCCGCCGCAAGATTTAGCCAAGACACTGGATTTGGGAAGTCTCCCGAGGACCGTGCGGGGGTGGCAAGTGTTGCAAGGCTTTTGGAGGAATCCGTTAGAGATGGAAGGCACATAGACCAAGCTTCCGGCTTGGCTTTTACAACGCCGGAACTTGCGCGAACCGAAGCTAATATATTAAGGGCGGAAATCCAACTTAAACGAGAACGACTATCTCAAGAAACAGACCCGGCTGTTCGATCTCGCTTAGAAAAAGAAATTGAAGCGGACGGAGCTAATGTAGGTTTCTTAAACAGGACGGCTAATTTCCACGAAAGCGTCCTTCAGTCCGCTACAAACGACAAGAACCTTAATTCGGTCAACCGGTTTTTTGCAGAAGAGTCTGCACGGTTGGTTGACCGAAGGGAACAGTTTTTTAATTACATTGAAAACACCTTTAAAAGATCCATGGATGATTTGGACTTTGGCGGCAAGCCAGGAGGAAGCGTAGAACAACATCGCATAGATTACGAAAACGTAGATAATCTGGGAACCACGCCAGAGTTTGAAGCCACTCGACGGAAACTTGTAATGGAGGGACGCCCCCAAGGCGTAGAAGGTTCTGAATTTGCGTGGTTGAACCCGCAAACCAATGCCCGCGTGAAAGACATTGAAGTAGACCTGTCTTCTCAAATGGAGAAAAGTTTTGCAGATGCTCAAGCCGCCGCCCAAACCCGCGTTGATTTCTGGCAAGAATCGGTTCAGTCCTACCTAGCGGACAGGGGTCTAACTCGCGCTACAATGCCCGCAGCAGAAAGAAAGATGGTTGGCGACCTTATCCGAGGGACCTACGATGACGCCTATCGTGAATACAGGGCGTTTGAAAAAGCCGCGTATGGTCGAATAAAGGGGCTAGACGACAAAGTTACCGAGAATATTGTTTTCCCTAAAGGTTCCACAGATCCGCTGGATAAATCAGACATTTCCGGAATGACGGTAGCCGAATGGGCGGCAGGAAGACTGGAAAAACTGTCCCGGGCAGAACGATTCAATATTAAAGAAGTGCCCGTAGAACTGGCACAACTTACCGGGTCCCGTGCGGTGTTGGCTCAATTAAAGCGGCAACAACAAGAAGCCGTAGCGGCGGGCCGCGCAAGTGCCGCGCAATCGCGCATACCGGACCTAGAACGCCGACGTGATGAGGCGATAGCGGAAAAACAAGAAGCCGAAAAGAGATTTGACCAACAGTTAGATACGGACCGATTGGACGCGGAAAGGACTGCGCGGTCCTTGGATGAATATGTTCAAGGTAAAATGTCCGGACTGGACGATTCCCAGAGACAAGCTGTACAGGATTTTACCGAGCAGCCCCGGGATTGGGCAACTATGACACTGTCGGATGCCCGCGCCATGGCTCCTGCGGGTCTTGGAGCTATTTTTTCACAAGTGGCGAAACAGAAAAAATCTCTTGCAAATCTAGGTGAGGGGGTTGCGTCATCTAGAGCCGCCCAGGCCATAGATGAGGATGTAATCCGGTTCTCTGAACAAGCTCAAAAAGCCCAGTCTGAAATAACGAAGATCACTGAAGACTTCTTAGGAGCCGGGGACGACGTTGTTGTCGAACCGACCGGGCGTCTGACTTCCAGGGATTCTTATGGGGCGCTTGTCTCTCTCGGTGTTTCGGCTAACGATGTTAAAGAAACAATTTCCAACATAGCGGAAGCTACGAGACGCGAAGTCTCCGCTAACGGTAGAACCCCAAGACACAGAAATCTGATACATTTGAGGAAAACCCTTGAGCAACTTCTTTCAACCCAGACCTTTGCCAGTCTAGATCCGGCAGCTTTAGCGTTTGCCCGAGCGGCTTCCCGTATAAAAAACAGGGTAGATGATGCTCAAGGCGACATATTAGAAAAAGACCGGGGCGCGGCGGTCAAGGTTCCTGTGGAGGAGGTGCCGACAAAAGTTCTTCCAGAATCCGCCTCTCCCTTAACCCGGGCTTCAAATATAAGGGTTCTTACCGAGGCTACCGCTGAACTGCCCGATTTTGTTACCATAAGAAGAGGGGACGACGGAGAGATTGTCACGGATGCAGAAGGCGTATCCATTGCAGTTATTGACGAAAAGGCCATAGACGGACGGTCCTTGTTTGAAAATCCAGAATCGCCCTTCGAGTTGGTGCGCGTTGGAGAAGCCGGAACGCCTTTTGAGATAAGAATAAAGCCGGACAGGTTGGCCCCCGCGAGCGAAAGATCTTTGAAAGTTGCAGAAAGTATTCTTCTTGAGCGTTTAGCTCTACGTTTTCCAGACGGGGTGGATTCAAAAAGCCTAGAAACGTTTCGGAGCAAAAACAAAGAAGCCTTAAAATTTTTAGAGGATAATGGACGCGGCGATGTACCGACGTTGATAAAAGACGCGGACGGACTTGCGACCCAGCTAGACGCTCTGAAAGTACTCCGAAATGATAAGACAAGACAGCAACTTAACGAATTGGTGAACAGGGGCCAGCTAGATCTACAGGGTCTAAGTATTGATGATTATCTCGACTACATTGGTCAGAGGCGCAAACGATTCTCGGAAGAGAATGCTTTTTCCGAAGTTATAAATGCAGAGGCCGGGCGCGGAGCCGAACTTCTTTTTGACCAAGTTCTAGACCCCAAAAACAAATCCCCAAAAAGATCTCTTAACGAATTTCTGTCTCTTGTTCGTGGAAACCGGCAAGCTGAGAAAGGTCTGCAAGCTTCCATAATTGGGCAACTTTTCAAACGTTCCACTACACGAGACGAGGCTCTTATAAAACAAGCGGGAGAAAGTTTTGCGTCTGCTTTTGACCCAGTCAAGTTTCGTGAGTTGCTATCAGATGATCGTGTTCGTTCGCTTCTTCGGGAAGCTTTTCCAAACAACCCGGAGTTGTTACCGGGATTGGACAAGGTGGCAAAGACCGCGTTTGAAACGTCCAATTTTACCAGCGGAGGTTCGCTTGGAGGTAGAATAGATCCGCAATCTGCATTAAGCATGGAAGCGTGGAACAACCTGGGTAGGGTAGCGGGCTTGCAGTTTGCAGAACGGGTTGCTTTTGTAAACGCACTGGTAGCCGCCGGAGTGGGTAGCCGCATGTTCGGGAAAATCGGGAAAAACATAACCGGAAACAAGATAAAAGACATTTTGATTAACGCCGCTCTTGATCCTGAAATAGCTGTAGGTTTGGCAAAAAAGACTTCCCAATCACAAACATGGTTAGACGAGTTGGCAAAAGCCGCAATCGACGCGATTAACGTGCCGGGGGCGATAGCTCGTCGCCCAGGGCATGCGGTTCCTGTCTTGAAGCGAGGCGAGGAAGAGTTTGATGCCGAGGAAGGTCCCCAGGCATACTTACGCCCCCTCTCGGCACCCGTTCGTCAGGCTGCATCCGCCATGCCTGCGCGACCGCCACTGGCTGCGTCCGCGCTCAGTCAGGTCAATCCTGTCGGACCAGGGCCCATGGCCCAAGGAACGATGGCCCAAGGAACGATGGAAAGGGGTCAGCAGATATTTGGAGTTCATGATCCGATATTCAGTGCCGCACACGGCGGCTATGCGGATAAGAACTCAGGCATCATGTCCATCAAATGCAAGCCGCAGCAGATAGTCGGATGATCCTGACCGAGCACTTCACCCTTGAAGAGTTAACAAAGTCCGATACGGCCAGCCGCAAGGGCATAGAAAACGAACCCGGCGCAGAGGCTATCCGTAATTTGATTCTGGTAAGCACCATGATATTGGAGCGAGTCCGCAACCACTACGGAATACCGTTCTCCCCCAATAGCGGGTTCCGGGGTTTGGAACTGAACCGTGAGATAGGGTCCTCCGACAAATCCCAGCACGTCGAAGGAAAAGCCGTAGACTTTGAAGTCCCCGGGATCGACAACAAAGAGGTCGCTCTATGGGTCAAGGAAAACTGTAGTTTTGACCAGCTTATTCTGGAGTTCTACAAAAAAGAGGACCCTCACAGCGGCTGGGTCCATTGCAGTTACGACATAGACAAAGATCCACAGGGGATGAAGTCAAACATCTTTGACGGTAAGGTGTGGAGCGAACTCGTCTAGTTCCAGCGCGTTGGGTAGTCGCACAGAAGCAGACAATCCGACTCCTTCTTAATAAGCTTTTCTAACGTTTCGACGCGCTTCTCCAAGGAGCGGCGTTCCTGCGTTGACCAGACACTGCTAGCGCCCCCAACTAAAGCGGAGGCGAGGGGAGTGCAGCCGATTAACGACACAAGTAAAGCAAGAATGATTATCATTATTATAATATTCATGAAGACGACTGCTTTTGATATCATCGTCTAAAACCCCCAACGCTGTCTTCCTCAAGACCACTCAAGGTTTTTCCTAATACAGCCGTGTCCATATAGTCCTGAATATCCTCTATATGCTCCTCGTCTGTTGATCCAATATCTAAGTCGTGTGTGTTTACATGGTGCCATCCAGGCACCGTTATCCTTATTTTGTAACCATTCCAGTTAAATTCCCGCATACCCCGGAAATGTGTGCGAACAACACTTCCTGTTTTCCTGATATGTGTTTTCACAATGTGAAATATCTTTTTCTTCCTGCCTCTGTCGTTTACATATAAATCACGGTCTTTGAAAAAATATGGTGTGCGTAAGACGTTAACGCTAAATATAGCGGCTAACCGGCCCTTGTACGCTTTCACCTTTATCATTGAATTGGCGGCGGCTATTTGAGCATTCGCGGTTTCGATAAAAAGTGACGCTAGAAATGGTTGCACGTCTTTGCCGTGTTCTTTAGCCCAGCCTTCAAAAAATTCTGGGACGCCCCACCTCCTTCGCGGAATGGTAAATGTAGATCCTCTACCCCTACCTTTTTTCCCCCGGATCGTAATGTTTTTGTTTTCAAGAACCTTTAGTATATGGACCTCTCCGCTAGGAGAAACATTAAGGGCAAATTCAGTCGGAGCGCCACCTTTCATTGATCCATGAAACGTGTCCCAGTATACGGTGCAACAATAAACATCCCCGCTATTGACAGGCTGCACCGTAGTCGGCGCTCTATCCGAAAGGTATTTGTTAAAATAGACCGCGAAAGGAACGTATAATTTCTTTTCCTTATCTATCTTCACCTGTTGGGAGCGACTGCCGTGCAGCACCATTCCAAAGGAGGGGCGAAGTTCAAGCCATCGTGGTTCTAGAACGTCGCATTCATACCCTTCGACCTTCCTCTCCGGTAATATATATGCGCCGATTTGTGAGTATAAGTCATATGCATTTTTATCACCGCGCTTCATACGTTTGAGGATGACAAAATACCTGCCGAGTTGATCTAGGATGGTATGGCGAAAATAAAATTCCCCGTACTCGTCCTGCTCTGCGGCTGGCACAACCTTAGAAATTACCTTGGCTGGCGCAACCTCTGAGGTTTCCTCCCCGAGGGGAGGTTTGAAATAGGTTGTTATTAGCAGCCAATATTTTCTAATTCTCTGCATTACCGATCCCTGAAAGGCGACCACACCCGCTATTTCAGCCATTCTCTCGCATCCTCCCCAAGCACTGTGTCGGCAATCCGGATCTTGTTTCGCAAGGCATCCACAACCTTTTCGTCTATAGTCTTTGGCGATATCAGATCGATATAAGTCACGTTGTTCTTCTGACCTATGCGGTGGGCGCGGTCTTCTGACTGCAACCGTAGCTCTAGATCATAGCTGTTGGAGAAATAAATCACCGTGTTTGCAGCGGTCAAAGTCAATCCGTATCCGCCGGTTTTAGGGTGCCCCACGAGGAAACGTAATTCGGAATGCCGGTCCTGGAAAGATCCCACGACTTGTTGGCGTTCTGAATCAGGGGTTTCCCCGTGGAGCGTTGCGACCGCTTGTACGCTAAAGCGGTCGCGCAGGGCCTCGGCAATCGCGCGAATGTCCCGGGTCCATGTCGCCCATATGATTGCCTTGCCCTGTATCTCTTCGACAATGTTTAAAAGTTCACCAAGTCTGTTTGATTTGACCGGGTGCGTTTCACCTTCGTCGTCTGTCAAGTGACCCAGACAGATTTGTTGCAGGCGCATTATCTGCGTCAGAACATTTTGGGTTGTCGCAAGTTCTCCGCTTTCCAAGCGGGCTAGCGCCAAGTGTTTCATTTGTGTGTAAGCGTCCGACTGTTCCTTCGTCAGTTCGACCGAGCGGCGTACATACACCTTCTCCGGAAGATCTAAACACTCTTCCTTGCGAACGCGGTAAGAAAAGTTTTGTAATTTTTCGGTGAGTTCGTCCAGCCTGCGGAATCCTAAGATCTGGTTAAAAGAGTGTGCGCCCATGGACCTGCGCTGCACCACGGCATACCGGCCTTGAAACGCATAGTAACTTTTGAACCCCAAGATTTCCGGGGACAGAAAATCCATTTGGCTGTACAAGTCCATGGGAGATTTGGTGACCGGTGAGCCCGTTAGAATTCGCTTCGTTACCGCGCCACGGCCCACGTCACACACGGCCTTTGTCCTCTTTGCGCGCCTGTTCTTTATTGTAGTGGACTCATCTACAACCATGCAGGCCTTGAATTTCTTTACAAAAAACTCCGCGACATCGACACCTTTTTTGGTAGAAAACGCCTCAATATTCATCAACAAAAACTTCAACTTCCCAACGGGCTGTGATAAATCAGTAAGCTCTTTTCGTTTTGCCTTGGTCAGGCTGGGCTTCCACAACACCACTTCGTGGTCTATCCGGTCAGGGAGGTGCGCCGAGATCTCGCCAATCCAGTTTGCAATAACGCCTTTGGGGGCAACTATGACCGCCAGATTAATTTTCCCGCTCTCGTAATTGTATCCAATTGTATCAATGCAAACCTTTGTTTTTCCGGTCCCCATGTCCATAAGAAGGGCGTAGTTCTCGGTGTCGCAACTGGCGTCGAACGCCTCCCGCTGGTGCTCGTATGGGGTGGTTTTAAAATTAAATTCGGGCATGGGTGAGATTTCTCTTGCATCGTCTGCGTAATACCCATATAAACATATTCGACGGTCAAGTCAACCGCCGATGAACGAACGAGGACTAAGGATGAACGATTTACTATCTCAAATGGCCGCTGATTCCGGTACGAGAACCGATCAGCTAGACCAACTGGAAGAAGGCAAGCTTGACGCAGTGGCGCGTCTGGCAAATGAAGCTGCCGAGTTGGAAATAAAGTTGGCCGACGCCGAGCGTCAGATGAAAGACGCTAAAAAGGCCCTGCATAAAATCACTGACGAGCAACTGCCCGAGGCACTGGAAGTTATGGGCCTCGAAAAGTTTACGTTAAAAGACGGCAGCGAAATTGCAGTCAAGCCTATTTTTGCAGCTTCGATTCCAAGAGACCGCAGGCAGGAGGCTTTCCAATGGCTGCGCGACCACGACTTTGGTGATATCGTCAAAAACAACGTGACCGTAACGTTTGGTCGCGGAGAAGATGATGTTGCAAGACAGTTCGTGGACTTGTGCGGTTCACGAGGTTTCGCTCCCAACCAAGCCGAAAAAGTCGAACCAATGACTTTGAGGGCGTGGCTTCGGGAGCGGGTAGAAGCGGGCGACTCCATCCCGCTTGATTTATTTGGAGCTTTCATCTCACAACGAGCAACTATCAAGAGGAAAAAATAAGATGGCTAGAGCAGTAGCAAAAAAGAAGCAAGCAAAGCTTGCGGTAATGTCCGAGGACATGTTCGCCGCCGACGCGGGCGTTGGCGTCAATAATCTCGGGTCCGAGGACCTCGCAATCCCCTTCCTGAAGGTCTTGCAGAAAATGTCCGACGAGTTGGACGATCTGGGCGACGCCAAGCCCGGCGACATCTACAACACCGTCACCAAGGATGTCGTGAGGGGCAAGGACGGGGTGACCGTCATCAACTGCGCGTATAACCTCCAGTACATTGAGTGGGAGCCCCGGGGCACCGGGTCTGGCGCACCTCACCAGATTTACAGTGCGGGTGATACCATTCCCCAGACCGAAAGGGGGGAAGACAACAAAGATTACGTTGTCGGAGGCAATGGCCGTTACCTTGAGCGCACGGCACAGCATTACGTCTTGATCATAGACGAAGACGGAATCACGCAGCAGGCCCTCCTGCCCATGAAATCGACACAATTCAAAAAGTCGAAGCAGTGGAACTCCGCGATGCGGAGCCTGAAAATGAAGGACCAGAAGGGGAACTTGTTCACTCCTCCCCGGTTTGCGTACACGTGGTTGCTGGAAACGGTTTCCGAGGAAAACAAGAATGGAAGCTGGCACGGCTGGCAAATCAGCAAAGGCGACGTGGTCAGCGATCCGTTGATCTACGCGGAGGCCAAGTTGTTCGCGGAGAGCATTCAATCGGGTCAGGTCAATGTCCGTCATCAACGTGACGAGGACAGAGACACGACCGATGATGAAGACACGCCGTTTTAATCGGAGTAGGGGGAGGGGTTAACTCTCCCCCGTTTTCCATGCAGGAGCAAGTAAACAGATTCGCACGGCTGTTCCGTGGATTGAACCGGGCATACGGGGCCCTCGACCTCACCAACAAGGATGCGCGGGGGAAGGTCAAAGGCAAATACAAATTCATCCACGAACCACGGACCGCCGACACGTTTGAATCCCACCTGAGCGGTGAGATGAGCATTGGTGTTGTGCCAATTAACGAGGAGAATTTATGCCGGTGGGGTGCAATTGACGTTGACCAGTACCCCCTGGACCACATCCAGATAATTTCCACGATCAAAAAGCTGGCCCTCCCAATGGTGGTTTGCAGAAGCAAATCAGGCGGGGCGCATATTTATTTGTTTTTCAATGAGTTAGTAGAGGCCGAAAAGGTCCAGCTTAAATTAAAAGAGATTGCATCCGAGATAGGGTTTGGCGGCTGCGAGATTTTCCCCAAGCAGATAAAGCTGGTTTTGGAGCGCGGGGACAACGGCAACTTTCTGAACTTGCCGTACTTCGACCAAGAGAACGGCTTGCGGTATGCCGTCAAGGAGGACGGCAGCGCGGCCACGTTGGACGAGTTTCTCGACCTTGCGGAAGCTTCCGCCATCAGCGAACAGAATTTAGACGAACTTTTAAGCGTTGAGGCCCCGGAGGTCGATCAGAGACTCAAGGATGGTCCACCGTGCTTACAGGCTCTAATGCGGCAGGGCTTTCCGCAGGGTACCCGGAACAACGGCCTGTTCAATCTGGGAGTGTACCTCCGCAAATCCTACCCCGACGAATGGGAAACGAAGATCCTCGACTACAACCAGACAATCATGGAGCCCGCCCTAGACCTGAAAGAGGTCAACGTGGTTGCGGATCAGGTGAAGAAAAAAGATTACCAGTACAAGTGTGCCGACCAGCCAGTCTGCAATTTTTGCAACCGGGATCTGTGCCGTAGCCGCAAGCACGGCGTTGGCGGTGGAGCGAACACGCCCAGCGTTGCGAACCTGCGAAAATACGATTCCGAGCCGCCGCTCTGGTTCCTCGACGTGAACGGGAGCCCGGTCGAACTGGACACCGAGGGACTGCAAAAACAACCACGCTTCCAGATCCTCTGCATGGAGCAAATAAACTTCATGCCCCGAACGATCACACGGCAGGCATGGGAAGCCCAGATGAACAACCTCTTGAGTCAGATGCTAGACACGGAGGGGGCGGTAATCTCGACCTCCGATGACACGTCACTGCGCGGTCAGTTCTACGACATGCTGGAGGAATTTTCGACGCACATGCAGTCCGCGCTCGACAAGGAAGAAATGCTGCTCCGCCGCCCATGGACCGACGAAGAACAGGGACGAACATTCTTCCGGCTTAAAGACTTTGAGGCTTTCCTGAAACGAAACAAGTTTTTTGAGTATAAGAGCAACAAAATCGCGCAGCGCCTTCGCGACATCGACGGCAAGTCCGAGCAGTTCCGAATAAAAGGCCGCGTGGTCCGTTGCTGGTCTATCCCGGCGTTCGCCAAGGTCACCGAGGAATTTGAATCCCGGTTTGAGGACGAGGAGGAGGTTCCGTTTTGAGCAATGCACCACAGAACTGGAGTGTGATTCTTCGGGAGTTGCGAACGCAGGCCGGGATCTCGCAGGCGGAGTTAGCCCACAGGGCGTCTATGAGCCAGAGGACTGTCGCGGAGTACGAAAACATCAACGTCCCCAGACAGTTATCCATATACAAGGTTGAAACAATCCTAGCTGCTCTTGGCTACGAACTCGACGCAATGAAGGTGTCCGACGATGTTTAGGTATTTTGGGCCTCCCGGGACCGGCAAAACCACCACGCTTCTGAATCAGGTCGATGCCCTGCTGGCAGGGGGGATGGCTCCGAACGAGATTGGCTATTTTGCGTTTACGCGGAAAGCGGCCCACGAAGCACGGGACCGTGCTGTTGCTAGATTTAATCTGGACCCGGAAAAAGATTTCCAGTTTTTCCGCACCCTCCACAGTCTGGCTTTCCAGGTTCTGGGGATGACCGCTGCCGAGGTCTTGGGCGACCGGGGCCTCAAGAACTTTAGCAACGAGACGGGCATTGACCTGTCTTCGGCGGGCAATGAGCACATAGCGGATGACGGTTTTGTGTTGCTGAAAAGCAACAACCCCATCATGCGCGCAATTGACCTAGCCCGGAATTCTCTGGAAGGTCCGCTGTATGCCTACAACCAGACCGAGCTACCCATACCGTTCTATGAATTTGAGCATCTCTACTCCGAGTACACGCGCTTCAAAGCCGTCAATGGGTTGAAAGATTTTACCGACATGATGGTTGAACTGTCGGAGAGGCCCGGAAGCATTCCGTTTTTGAAAACCGTGTTTCTGGATGAGGCGCAAGATCTGACGCCGTTGCAGTGGAAAGTGGCGCACCACCTGAGTGACAGAAGCGACCGCATGTTCGTCGCAGGCGATGATGACCAAGGCATCTACCGTTGGGCAGGCGCGGACATTGACCGGTTCGTGACACTGGGCGGCGGCTCTGAAGTCCTCACTCAGTCCTACCGAATACCGCGAAGCGTACACCGGGTTGCAGATTCCGTGGTCCGCAGAATTCACAAGAGGCAGAAGAAGGACTGGTTGCCGAGAGAATTTGAGGGGAGCGTGCAACGCACTTACGACGAAACGGGCGTGTCGTTTGGTACTGACCAAGAGTGGTTGGTTCTGGCGCAGGCCAATTACATGCTGGATGATCTGGCTGCACACCTCAAATCAAGCGGAGATTTTTTTGAACGCCGGGGCGCTCCATCTCTCAAACAGAACGTCCGCAACGCTATCGGATCTTGGAACTACCTCCAGCAAAGACCTCACCACGAAGTGTCTTTAAAGGAAGCGGTCAACCTTTACGACCACATATCTAGCGGTAGTGGCCGATTAAAACGCGGCGCTAAGAAGATGCTGGGAGGTGCCGACGAACAAGACCTGTTTTCGTTGGGCACGTTGCGGGCGCATTTTGGCTTGGAGGCACCCGACGCAACGTGGGACGTGGTGCTGAACCGGATTGAGGACGAGGACCGGGCCTATGCGACGGCGCTGCTGAACCGGGGCGTCAACATTTTTGAGAAGCCTAAGATCCGACTGTCCACGATCCACGGTGCAAAAGGCGGAGAGGCGGATAACGTCCTACTGTTCACGGACTTGTCCGGCAAAGCTTTGAAAGAAATGGAAAAAAACCCCGATGACGCTCACCGCGTGCTATACGTTGGCGTCACAAGGACCAAGAAGAATTTGGTTTTGAAGATGCCCGAGGATTCACAGCGGGGGTGGGCAATATGAGCCGCGTACTTCTGCCGGTGCCGCGTATGCTTGTGATCCTAGAGAGCCCGTATGCAGGACTAAATGTTGACGCCAACCTAGAGTATGCCCGCGAGTGTCTTCTAGACAGTTTGTCTAGGGGGGAATCCCCTATAGCTTTTCACCTTCTGTACACGCAGGTCTTAGATGACGAAGATCCAGTTCAACGAGCGCGGGGTCTTGATGCGTCCGCAGAGTGGTACGAGAAGGCAAATGCCGTTGTCGCATACACCGATCTTGGAATTTCCCCAGGCATGGAGAAGGGCATCAGCCTCGCGGAACACCTATCGATTTTTGTCGAACACAGAAAAATACGGAGTGATGACTAAATGCCAGCCCTGGAAGCCTTGGAGAAAGCTGCCGAACTTGTCGGTGGCGACCGCGCCGAAGCTTACGGCGACATTTATCAGAACCACAAGAACATTGCCATGCTGTGGAATGGCTACCTGTACAATATTGACGAGCTAAAACCGGAAGATGTAGCCAATCTGATGGAATTGATGAAAATAGCCCGACGCAAAACCGGCGTGTTCAATGCTGACAACTACGTCGATGGAGCAGGGTACTCCGGAGTCGCGCTGGAGTGCCGGGAAGGAGAGGACAACTTTAACCAGATTCTAGGGTTCAGTGAGGATTCTTAAATGAGCTTTGAAAAAATGTGGCCCGGATCCGTTTGCTGCGCGTACTGCGGCGAGGGCGTGTTCAATCCCAACGACGAGAACGTCTCCGATCCGAGTTTTGGGGTGTTATGTGACGAGTGCTACGAAGAGGAGATGGAGAACTTCAAACTTGATGAGGCACACGCCGATCACATGAACCGGATGCACGACCTACGAAACCATGGCGTCGTTGTGCTAGAGGATTACCGTGAAAAATAATCTGCAAAAGCCCAGATGGGGCGTCAAGACCGAATGGGTGCCCGTGGACCATCTCCCATCGACGCCCAGTGGCATCAAGGAAATTGCGATTGACCTTGAGACTAAGGACCCACGTCTCAAGACCCACGGTCCCGGTTGGCCCACGGGTCACGGCGACGTGGTGGGGTTTGCCGTGGCATACGAAGGGTTTAACGCATACCTGCCCATTGCTCACGAAGGCGGCGGCAACCTCGACCGTGGCATCGTTATGAAGTGGTTTCAGCGAGAAATCGCCAACCACCCATCCGACAAGATCTTTTACAATGCAGCCTATGACGCAGGTTGGTTAGGGCAGCTAGGCATAAAGCTGGAGGGCCGTATGCTCGACGCCATGCTGGCTGCACCTTTACTCAACGAGAACCGGTTCAGTTATTCGCTCAACGCCGTCGCATACGACTACCTGGGGCTTATGAAGTCGGAGGCCGCATTGCGGGAGGCCGCACAAGAATTTGGCGTTGACCCCAAGGGGGAGCTTTACAAATTGCCCGCATGTTTTGTCGGTGAATATGCAGAGGCGGACGCCAAACTGACGCTCGACCTCTGGCAGGTTTTCAAAGCCGAACTGACCAAGGAAGACCTCTGGCAAGTCTTTGAATTGGAAGCGTCCGTTCTCCCGCTGTGTATTGAAATGACCCGTCGCGGCATCCGCGTAGACCTCGACGCCGCCGAGCGCCTCAAGCAAGACTTCATTAAAGTCGTCAAGAATCTAAAGTCCGACATTAAGAAGGAGACGGGTCTGGAGTTTGAACTCTGGGCTGCCGCAAGCATAGCTAAAATCTTCGATCATCTGAGCATACCCTATGGCCGCACCAAGACGGGTCTCCCCAGCTTCACCAAGAACTTCCTGTCGCAGCATGAACACCCAATTGCCCAGAAGATTGCAGCCGCCCGCGAGAACGACAAGATAGGCAACACCTTCCTGTCCAGTATAACGCGGTACACGGACGAAGGCCGCATCCACGGTCATATCAACCAATTACGCTCCGACGGTGGCGGCACGGTAAGCGGGCGCATAAGTATGTCCAACCCCAACCTCCAGCAAATTCCTGCACGCAACCCCGAGACGTCAAGGAAGATACGCGGGCTGTTCCTGCCGGAAGAAGGAGAGAAGTGGGCGTCGATGGATTTTGACCAGCAGGAGCCGCGCATACTAGTCCACTTTGCAAGCCTCACGGGCAAGCGTGGTCTGACCGGATCCGACGCTTTTGTTAAAGCCTACAAAGAAGAACCCAAAACCGACTTCCACGAAATGGTCGCCAGCATCGTTGGCGTGTCGAGAAAGCAAGCCAAGGCCGTCAACCTGGGCATCATGTACGGCATGGGCGTAACGCGCCTCGCGGAACAGCTTGATGTGCCGGTTGATGCGGCGAAACGGCTCATGCGCCAGTACCACAATGACGTGCCCTTTGTGAAAGAATTGATGGACCGCGTCCAGCGCAAGGTATCGCACCGCGACAAGGGTGGGTTTGTCCGATCCCTGCTGGGCCGCAAGTGCCGGTTCGATCTTTGGGAACCCAACCTATTTGTGTCAGCCCGGGCGCTGCCAAAGGAAGAGGCCACGATTGAGTATGGCGATAATATTAAGCGCGCATACACTTATAGGGCCCTGAACCGGCTCATCCAGTCGAGCGCAGCGGACCAGACCAAGGCGGCGATGGCAGCGGTATACAAAGAGAGGAAAAAAGTTCCCCTCGTCCAGATCCACGATGAACTGGCCTTTTCCGTAGCGGAAGTGGCCGAGGCCAAAGACCTCTGTTCCATTATGGAGTCGGCCTACGAGCTTGAGGTGCCGAGCCCTAGCGACATCGCGCTAGGCGACAACTGGGGGAGCTTGACCAAACTTGATAAATCCGATACTTTCCCAGACAAATGAGGATTGAAACATGAACCCAGACAAATGGAAGAGCGTCGTGGTTCCAATTGAGAGCTACCGCGTGCTGAAAAGCATGGCCGAAAAAGAACGCCGCACCATCTCCGGGCAGTTCACTCTTGTGCTCGAACAGGTGACCGGTGAGCGTATCGAAGATTCGCCAAAAGAGGTGTAACATGACCGCTGTTGTTGCGACCGCCGTGTTTTATGCCATTTGTGTGGCAGTCGCGGCGTTCAGTTAAATGGGCAAGCGATCCGATTTTGAGCGACGTGAGCGGGATTTTTACCCCACGCCAATCAAGGCCGTAGAGCCTCTCATTCCCCATCTTCCGCACCGGTTCACCTATGTTGAGCCGTGCGCCGGAAAGGGCGATCTGGTCAAGGCGTTGGGCAGTTTTGAGGGCGTCGCTCACGGCGGAAGGTTCTGTGCCATTTGCCATGAGGCGTCTGACATTCACGCGGGCGGTTACTACAGCCACCCAGGAACTGCTAGCGCGATCAAACAGCGCGATGCTTTGGACATTGAAGACGTGCCGGAAGAAGTGGATTTCTTCATTACCAACCCGCCCTGGGACAGGACGATCCTCCACCCTCTAATTATTCACCTGTCGTCAATTCGGCCAACGTGGCTGCTGTTCGACGCCGACTGGGTACACACCCGTCAGGCGGCAGGGTATCTGATGTTTTTACGAAAGATAGTGTCAGTTGGCCGTGTCAAATGGATCCCAGAAAGCGCCCATACCGGGAAAGATAATTGCGCGTGGCACCTTTTTGAACAAAATTACCCGGGCTGCGGTTCGGTTGTGCCGCAGTTTTTTGGCCGGGGGCTACAGGTTGCGTAGAGCCAGAGCTAGTGTTAGTGCGGTCCCTGCGGGGCCTCCCTCCTCAAGGGCGGTGTTTGACTCCCACTGCTGCGGGACTGCACGGGTGGGAGACCGCGATCCCAAAACGGTCTCCCACCCCCCTATGGAGCGCGTTCCGCATGGATTCTGCGCCGGGTGCTATTCGTCGCTGGTATACCGCGATCCCAAAACGGTCTCCCACCCCCCTCCTCTGCACCCGCCGCGCAGCGAGGTATAGTAGATGAATGACTCCTACTCGCACACGAAACGAACCAAGACCCGGAGGCGAGGCCGTCTGAGGCCCTTCAATTTCAGGAAAAGCGCAGGGGCGCGTTCCGCATGGAAGAACACGAAGAAAAGGAAACGCGGACAGGGCAAATGACCTGTTCCATTTGTGACGGCGACTTTAACTTACAAAAAGAAGGCGGCGTTGCGGGTTATTTTGGCGTATGCCCAGTTGCCTTCTGTGTTTGGTGCTATTCGTCGCTGGTAGACATGGTGCGACAAGGCTGCACCCATTGCCACGACGAGGACGGCCGAACCGTAACTATCCAATAAAACCCGTTGACGGCGTATATTTTTTTGCCTATTAATCTAGGATTACTCCTAGTAAAGGGTAGAAGATGTTAATTAGTCTGTGGAGATGGCACCGGCTCATGTGCAGAAAGCCGCTGGATCACGCACCACGGCCCATCAAAACCAGTGGCGCGCGCATAGAGAAATTGCGCCAGGGTCTACAAGACATTGTTGACGTTGATGCGCTGGACAGCAGCGGCCAATGGGCCGCGCCCGCCAAGATGGCGAGGGAAGTTCTGGAGGAGGATGATGATGGAATGGAAACCCGCCAGCGTTCCTCTTTATGAGGTATCCGAATACGGCGACTTTCGGTTGTTGGTAAATAGGTCAAACCTTCTGGCTGGAAAAATTTTAAAGGGGCGGGTGACGAAGAGCGGCCACCGGGAATTCCATATTCGGGTGGCCGGAGTGGGAAAGCACGTCTCGGCCCACCGAGAAGTGTTGTTTGCATTCGTTGGCCCACCACCGACCCCGGATCACCAGTGCGCCCATTGGGACGGTGACCCGCTAAATAACCATTACAGTAATTTACGTTGGGCGACGGCAGCAGAAAATACCGCAGACAAGATCCGGCACGGACGCCACATGGCCGGAAACAGAACTTTTACCAAGGAACAGGTTTTGGACATGCGGTCGATGCGTGATGCGGGGAAGACATACGCTCAGATCAGAGAGGTCTACGCAATTTCCAAAGGAAATTTGAGTGCCATAATTAACCGGGAAACGTGGAACCACATTTGAAGGGGAGGATGATGAAAACACTTGAAGACGCTAAGACCGAGTGGGTGAGCGCGATTCACGGCGAAGGCGCGCGCTGCCCATGCTGCGACAGGTGGGGGAAAATTTATCCCCGTCATTTCAACGCTTCAATGGCAAAAGCCTTGATCTGGCTGGTTGGTGAGGGCTTCGACTGGACTGACGTGCCAAACACCGCGCCCAAGTGGTTGACCCGCACAAACCAACTTCCCACCGTGCGATGGTGGGGGTTAATAGAGCGCCAGAGCCCTAAAACTCCTGCGACCAAGCATTCTGGCATGTGGAAGCCTACCCTAAGAGGCTGGCGTTTTGTCCACGGCCTAATAACCGTTCCCGAAACAGTCCACACCTACAATGCAGGTGTAGTGAGATACAGTGACAAAAACATTTTTATACGGGATGCCTTCAAGACGCATTTTGACTACGAGCAAGGTATGCTTCCGGTTCCGCAAATGCCCGAAAGGTCGCAAGGCGAACTGTGGGATGTTTAAAATGGGGTGACCGACATCCAAGATTGCCCCTGGTGCGGTGCCGTGACCAGACTACTTTTTGTCCGTGGTCACTATGAGTGTACGGCCTGCCACAGGCCCGTGCTGGATTGTTGCGACGGGGAGGTCGAAAATGAAAATTCTGGTGGTGCTGGCGACGGCAATGCTGATCGCGAGCGCGGCGGCGGCAAACGATGACAAGCACTGCTTGGCCGAGGCTATGTATTTCGAGGCGAGAAATCAGGGCTGGCGCGGAATGCTGGCCGTGGGTGTTGTCATACAAAACCGCGTCAAAGATCCGCGATACCCGAATGATGTTTGTGGCGTGGTGCGACAAGGCCGCTATCGCGGCGGCCAACCTGTCCGGCACCAGTGCCAGTTTTCATATTACTGCGATGGCCTGCCAGAACGGCCCGCAGAACCAAAATTCTGGAGGCGTGCAACCGACCTAGCCAGCCTTCTCCTATCCACAAAGCTGGTGTTTACCGGCATAGAAGATGCCACGCACTATCACACTACGAGTGTCAAGCCGCGATGGGCCACGGCCCTTGAACCACGGGACCAAATCGGGGACCACCTGTTCTACGCACAAAGATGAGAGGAAAGATCATGGGCGCGACCAAAAAAGCTATGTATGCAAGGTTGGAAGAAATGTGGAAAGAAACGGAAGCACAGGAAAAGGCACAATTGCTAAGGGATGAAGAAGAAGAGCGCGCAGAGGCGATGCGCGAGGACCAGATGATTGAAGAAGATATACAACGGCAGTTGGAGGAAGCGGAAGACGAGCGCCTGCTTGAAGAGCAGATTGAAGACGATATCCAGCGGCAGGAAGCAGAAGCGGGTTGACGTTCGCGTCAGACAACCGTATAAATGGGACTTGTCCCATAACACAGGAGTCTAAAAATGTTCGTAGGCGCAACGTTATACGGAACCGGTAAGCTCGGCACAGGCATCGTGTCTCCCGATCAATATGGCGAATATATTGTCGTCAAGGAGCGTGTTCTTGCTTCAACATTCCGCCGAGCCAATGGCTCTTCGATATACAACTACAATCTAAGCTGTCTGAGCATAACGCGCGACGACCTCGGACCTCGGTCGCATACGGTCGAATTCCTGACGATACGGGAAGACGAATTAGAAGACGCCGTGATCCACGGCTACTACGGGTGGATCAGCCCGCGCGACATGCCTCCTGCCGTACAACGATGCTGACCCAGGAAACACCCCGGTCATAACCTCCGGGATTGTTCTCGATTCGTTCTTGTCCGCAAGACCTTGAAATCATTTATGGAATCCTTTGGGTGCGGCGTATTGTCACACCCCCGTTGACTTTATGGGATAAATCTGATATACTTATTTTAATAAAAGATCGAAAAGATCCGTTCTAACACATCGTGAATAGGACACTCAGCTATTGAGACGAGCCGTGGGCCATCCGCAAGGAGTCAACCCATGGCAAAACTCAAACTACTTCCCATCAAAGATGGACGCGACAAAAACCGGTATTGCGGGCCTTCCGTAATATCAGCACTAACCAAACTGACGACCGGAGAGGCCGCGCGGCTAATCCGGATGCAGTCACCTGACCGCAAGTCGGTCAAAGGCACGCACAGCTACGAAGTGCAGCGAGCCCTTAACGCCTGCAACATCGACATGAGGCGTTGCCCGCTTGTGTCAAACGGCAGGAGCCGACGCCCGTCGCTTGCGGCGTGGCTCAAACAATCAAAAAAAGACCGTACCCCAGGCCGCGTCTTCCTGATCGTGGCAGGCAACCACTGGCAACTGGTCAGCGGAAGGCGCTACACCTGCGGACGAATACGGGACATCGTGTCGATCAAAGACAAGCGGGTGAAGCGCCGAGCGCACGTTTCAGAGGTTTACGAATTGACCTCCTCAAACGTCGCAAAGCCAGACATCGACGTCACAAAGCCCAAGGCAAAATCAAATCCCGCCTACTACCACGTCAGGAAAATTATAAAAAAGTACCCGGAATTTGATCTGTCATACGAAAGAGAATCGCAGTTCGATGGCGTTGGGACCGACTACTGGGTCACGATGAGCGGCCCGCTGGAAGAACTGGCTACAGAGCTAGAGCACCCGCTTTGCGACGAGCACTACTGTCACAGTATCTTTGAGGTCTATCTGCGGATGAGGGACATGGTCCTGTTTGCTAAAGAGCACTACTCAAAAGTGGCTCACCTATAAAAGTTAATAATCAATAACCACTAGTCAATAACCACTAGTCAATAACCACTAGTCAATAACCATGGCCCACGGTTCTTCCCAGTAGCTGGCTTTACAGGGGGCTGGCGTACCGCCGTACCACTATAGTGGTAAATTCCTGAGAAAAAAAAAAATAAATTCCCGAGTTTTTAGACGGTACAGGTGGTACAGGTGGTACAGTCTACTAACCATATCTTCTATAAGGATTTTTTGGGTCTGGAGGCGTACCGGCTAGGAACACACGTAATCTTGGTTGCGGGACGCTGTCTCAGTTAATTGCAGTTCGTTTTCGGAGTGCCGTAGGGTATTTTAACTCAGGTTAACTGTTTCAGGACTTGTCCTATACCACTTACGGGACGAAGTTAAAGTTAATCGGTGGTACACTGGCGGTACAGCCATGAAACTAAAGGAAAAAGTGCGGTTAGAGTGCTTTTGGAGAGGTAGTATGGGCAACCAAAATAAGGTGTATGAAAAGACTGGTGGTACACCCCCAAAAGGTGGCAATCGGGGCCCCAATCGTAAATTAACGCGGCGGCAGGAAAAATTTGTTAAAGAACTGGTGAGCAATGATGGTCTTATTACTATGCGGGAAGCGGCTATTCGAGCCGGGTATCCGGCGGGGTCGGCCCATGCCAGAGCCCACGAACTAACCAATTACAATATCTGTCCGCATGTCGTGAATGAGATATCGCGCTATCGTGACGAGCTAGATGAACAATACAAAGTGGGCTATAAGCGTCATATTCGGGATTTGCAAAAGATACGCGATCTCGCTCTTGCAAACTCAGCCTATTCGGCAGCCGTGCAGGCCGAGTACCGTCGCGGACAGGCTCAGGGTGATATCTATGTAAGCAAGAGCGAGATCAGAACCGGGTCTATCGACCAGATGACCCGAGAGGACGTGGAGAAGGAACTTGACCGAATTAGACAGTCTTTTGAGCCAATTATCGACATCACCCCGGAAGAAATCATCGAACAAGATTCCGAGGACGGCGCTGAAGAATCGGGAAGCGGGGTTGTGGCGTCTGATAAGCGACGGACTGAAAAAGTCGGGGCGGAAGATTGAAACAACACGACTCGAAAGCTGGGCCATACCCGGAGTACCCGATGTTCTTTTATGCTCGGAAAGCGGTGTCTTTAGCTTCCTTGAGCTTAAAATCGCAAAGTCAGGCGTTGGTAAGCTCAATTTATCCCCGCACCAGTGTTCTTGGCTGTCTAGGCATACCGGCGGGCCTTGTTTTATTATTGTTCGCGACCGCAGCCTGGATATTAGTGTTTACAGCGGCTCCGATGCTGTTGATCTTCGTATGGATGGCCTTGCAGCCGTGGAGGCTCTGGCTGTTTTTGACGAGCCGTATGACTGGCAGGCGTTTTTTACGTTGACGTCGCCCGTCTGAATTTGGTACGGGTTAATTCCCATATAACAAGGAGTCAAATATGTTGACCGATATTGTTAAGACCAAGGAGGAGAGCGTTTGCGACCGTGTCGAGCGCGGACTGCATGATTTCTTCCGTGCAGAGCGTGTTGCGGAGGAGCTTCGCCGAATTAAGCCTGCGGTTTTGATTGATGCCATTAGCCGAGAGCATCGCACGAACCAGCAGTTGATCGCAGGGTTTATTCTGGAGTTGCTGGAGCATTGGTCAAATGAATACGAGTCGGGGAATTACGATCTGCGGAATGAGGCGACGTGCGAGATGGCGCACGACGTTATGTATGGCCGCACGCCTAATTTACCTTATATATAGAAGAGGAGTCGAATATGGACTGGTTTGCGGACTGGTTGCAAGAGTTCATCGAAAAATTGGCCTATTGGTTGGAGGGCAAGGGATGACATGTCCGACCTGTCATGGAAACGGGTACGTGCGGCAAGCGGACGGCGAGATAGCGCAGTGCGATACGTGTGATTCCCAGGGGGAGATAAAGGAACCCAGGGAGTCGAAGCCCGACAAAGATTAAATTTTGCACGTTGGCTCCGTGCCTTACTGCCCCGCCGTAATGGCGGGCTTTTTTTGCTTGCACATATAAGAGTAATCCCATACCATAAGATTCCTTATTACCTAGTAGGAGTCGAAAATGTATCAGGGAATCCAGACAGAAATACGCGAATTAGTACAAAAGCGAATCAAAATGGCGCTGCTTCTGTGCAATGGAAACAAAACCGCCGCCGCCGATATGCTTGGCTTGCCTAGTTATCAAACGCTAACAAATTGGATGATTAAATACGGAGTTAAAAATGATTAATTGCACCGTAAACAGTCGAGCAAAGAAAACCGCCGGAATCGACGTTGCGTATAGAGCGGGCGAAAATGAAATATATGCGACGTGCCCGGATTCGTGCCCGCTGAAGCCTTCTGAAACGGGGACAACCGAGATTGACCGCGAATATGAATACGCCGTCCGTCGCGCCGTCCCGCGCAAAGGAATTGCGTTCCTATTCACGCATTTCGAACCGGAGTCGTGGGCGGAGAAGAATCAGCCGGGGCGAACCGTTTTTAATTTTAGCGCCGATACGTTGAGTCAGGCGGCGGATTACATTAAGCGCGGCGTTGCGTCCGTTGCGGTTGTCCCGGAGTCGTTTTGGAACGATAAACCGAGCAGGAAAGTTACCGAGTCGGACGGTGTTAAAATGGTCCGTTGTCCCGATGAAACAACCGGAATCGGTTGTGCCGGTTGCGGTAATGGTACGCCGTTATGCGCGCGACCGGAACGGGACTATGCGATTCTTTTTACGGCGCACGGCGCGGCAAAACGCAAAGCAGGCGACAATGCCGAGCGGGGCGGTTGTTACGCGGGCGGCGGTAACGTGGCAATCCATTGGCGCAATCTTTCCAAACGGACGCAACCGGACGAATCCGACGCCGAAAAGATAACCCGGTTCGCGCAATCTTTAAAACCGCGTGCAATCTTCCGGCCACACATTGCGGGCGATTTAGGGGCGGTTAGTAATGCCGCAAAATAAGCGGTTGCGTCTCCGGGATTTATCCCGTAAAATTTGGGCAGGGCAATCCTGCCCTTTTTATATGGAGTCAATTATGTCCCACGAAATTCTAAAAACGGCTGACGGAACGTTTGCAATGGCCTATCGCTTGGGTGATCCCTTGCCCTGGCATCATCAACAGACCAACCCCCAAACGTTTGAGCCCGGCGCTTCGCCGCATGACGTTATGAACGCCGCGCGCTTGGATTATGACGTGCAATTAACGCCCAATTGCTTTTCGGACGGTACGCCAATACCTGACTCGTACCACATTAGCAGAGTCGACGACCCGCGCATGGTTTACGGCCGGTACGTGGCCGGGGACTGGTTGCCAGTCCAAAATTCGGCGCTTGTGGATCTAGCCGCGCATATAGAGGCTGAGCACAATTTCCAAATAATCACGGCTGGCGCATTGTTTGGCGGCAGCAAGGTTTTCATTCAGTTGGAAACGGGTGACGAATTCAGCCTGCCGGGAAACGACAAGCTTGTGTCTCGTTTATTGGCAACCGTGAGTCATGTCGGAAACGAATCCAATAAATTCATTGGCGCGAATACTCGGGTCGTTTGCAATAACACCGTTAAGGCTGCAACGGGCGAAGGTGCCGGAATCGTGTGCCATGACCATAGAGTCGAGTTTGACGCGGAGGCTATCACCACCGCAATAGGACTCAATCGCGAGTCGTTTGGCGAGTTTTCACAATTCGCAATCGCCGCCGCTAACCGCGCCTTGTCGGATGCGGAGGCGCTCGAATACTTCCGCGCGGTTTATGGCGGACGCGAAAAGGTCGAAGACAACGGGCGGGTGCGGCATAGTATCGGCGTTCGTAAAGCCATGGCATCGCATCGCGGACAAGCGTTCGTCCCCGTGGGAAAAGCGGACTCCGCTGACGTGGCGCTATACGTGGCGGACCGGTTGGATCAAATTGCACGTGGCGTAGCGACTCGCCTGCCGGACGATGTAACGACGGAATCGGACTCGTCGATTAATCCCGGCCATGATATGGAGTCGACGCGCGGTACGCTTTGGGGCGCTTTTAATACCGTGACATGGAGCGCAGACCACAATCCCACTAAAGACCGGGGCGTGTCTTTCAATATCGCGTCGAATTTACTGGGCACCGGGACCGGCGCGAAATTGAAGGCTAAGGCGCAACGCGCTGCGCTGGAATTGCTTGCCGCATAATCCGTTCAGCATACCCCTCCCTGCCTGGGCCCGCCGTCGCGCGGGCCCTTTTTTTGGTTTGCGTTATCCCATTAAATCCCATAGCCTGGAGTCGGCAATTTTGCCACTAGCTACAGGAGTCAATTGATATGTGTGAACAAATGGTTGCGTTTTCTTTTACTCCGTTACTGGGGTTTCCGCTTCCGCGCGGCGCGGACTATTGCGAGATTGAGGTTAGGTGCGGGCTGACCGATCCGTTCGGCGGTCGTGTAATCTGCAATACGTGCGCCAGTGATCCGCGCGCACTGGCGGATATTCAGCGACACGAATCCAGCATCCAGGCGGACAATGTCTGGTTACGGGCGGCGGGGTGGGGGGAAATGTGACCGAGATAATGACCAACCGTTGGGCCCGCCATCGCGCGGGCCCTTTTTTTATGGTGCGCCGTGCCCAATAGTGAATCACGCCACGGGCCGCCTGCCGCAGGGGCGGCGGAACCTATCGAACCGGTTCGTGAACCGCGCGCCCGGATCTGCCTGCCCGGATCTGCCCGCCCGGATCGGCCGGCCCGGATCGGCCGGCCCGGATCTGCCTGCTCGGTGCCCGGTGCCCGGTGCCCGGTGCCCGGTGCTCGGTGCCCGGTGCCCGGTGCCCGGTGCCCGGTGCTCGGTGCCCGGTGCCCGGTGCTCGGTGCCCGGTGCCCGGTGCTCGGTGCCCGGTGCCCGGT